GGAAGAAGTAAAAGCGGAACAAGAGTAATAGATAAAACATATAAGTATCCTTATAAAAGATATAATTTACTATTTGCAATTAGTGCTAATAAAATAATAGATTATGTTCTATATAAAGACCTAAAAGGAGGATTAAAAACACAAAATATATTAGATTTTTATAATAAAAGCATTAAAGATAAATATAAAAATTATCTAATTATTATGGATAATGCTGTAATACATCGTTCTAAACAGATACGAGAACTTATAGAAGAAACTGATAATGATTTATTATATAGTGTTCCATATCATCCAGTAACAAATGCAATAGAAGAGTTTTTTAGTCAATTAAAACATTACATTAAAAAAGAAAGTCCAAATACATATGAAGATATAGAAAGAGTAATAAAAGAAATAATAAATACCAAAATAAAAAGAGAACATTTAACAAATTACCTAAAACATAGTTTTAGAATATATAAAAATAAATAATCTTGTCCCATTAATCTTTTCGGTTGGTGTAATGAATTCATATTATATATATATAAAATAAAAAAATAATAATTTATAATTATTTGCCAACCAGTTTATTGAAAATAAGATTATTAATTTCTACAAAATCTTTATTTTTATTATATAAAAATGAGCCTGTATATTGAATAAAATTAATTTTATTTGATGTTAATACTGTTCCAATTGGGACTTTTGAAAATAATATATTATTATCTAATAAATATTTTAACCATTTATCTTCTGTAAATCCTTTTTCTATTATATTAAGAGAAAAATCTTTATTACTCAAACCTCCTAAATGATTAAATATTTTATTTTCGAGGTCTTCTATTGATTCTGGCAATGATGGTATAATAGTATAACCCCATTCTTTATATTCTTTATATAAATGATTATTTTTGTATTCATTAGTATATTTTGTTTCATCGTATTGACGCATATTTGTTGCTATTTTAATATAATCAAAAATATATTGTCCAAAATTATATATTTTTGTTGCTAATCCAAAATCCCACGAAGTCCATAATAAACCAACATTTTTAATATAAAAATCAGTTCCATTTATACAATAATGAAAACATCCACCTGGTTTAATTTTATGATATAAAAAATTACCATTATGAGTATCATTATGACGAATACCTAAACTATGAAGAATAGCTAATGAAATAAATATTTGTTCATATACATTTCTCCATATTTCTTCTGTTATTTTTATTTTATTATTTTTTGATGAACTAAAATATCTTAAATCACCAGAAGCAATTTCATTTAATAATATTGAATATTTTTTAGTTTGTTTTTTGGCATTTGCTAAAAGTAATGGATATTTATTATTTCTTATTATATTTTCACATATTAGCGATTTATATACAATTGGTAAATTAGGGATATTATTTTTAATTGCGTATTTAGTTAAATAATTTAATATTGCCACTTCTTTTTTTACATCTTCTGTATTTAATTGTATTTTGATTGTAAATAATGGTATATCTTTATAATTTAGATTTATATTTTTACATTTAAATACAACTCCAAAAACACTTTTACTTCCTATTTGTCTATATAATAAAATATTATCTGTTAATAAATATTGATTTAATTCATTACCATAAGGTACAATACATTCTTTACTTTTAATTTTTATAAGTTTATTTAAATAATTATTTATTATATTAAAATTATTAAATCTATGTATTTTATTTGACATTGTAATATAATCATAACTTTTTAAACTTGACGATGATTTAAATCTTACTTCTATTTTCTTCTCTTCTTTAACTTTTTTAATTGGACTTTTTGATTTTATTTCTTGTATTTTCTCTTTTTTGATTTTCTTAATTGGAGTTATAAATTTAATTTTATTTATCTTATTTTCCAATTCTTTGCCTATTTTTCCTGTTTTTAAAACGCATCTTTTCGTTTTAGGATTTAATATTTTATCAGGAGGACATTGTTTTGACATTATAATTATATATATATATCTATTATTAAACAATAAATATTTTTACATATCTAATTACAATTAGATTTAAGATTTTTTATATATGTTTTAATATGATGATGGTATTTATAAAATCCATAAATATTTAAAAAAAAATCATATATAGATATCTTTTTATATTCTTCTAATATAATAGGATTATGTATATCATTATAAATTATTTTTAAAGGTAAATATTGTATCAAATCATTTTTATTTATTATTCGAAATGATTCATTTATATTCTTATTATATTCATTTGTAAAATAATTATTTCCTACTCTTGGACTGCCAAAAGTAATACATTTAATTATTTTATCTTTATATATTTGACGCATATCAAGTGAAGCAATATTTGCTATCGCTCCTCCTAATGAATGTCCGTTAAAACAAAGTTCATTTATATTATTATTATTATCTATAATTTTATCTATATTTGAAATAATAATTGGTTTAAGTAATAAATATTTAGTTAAAAATCCTTTATGTATTCTAATATCATCATTTAAATATTTAACTGGATATATATTTATATTCGTACACATATCATTTATACCAGTAGTTCCTTTGAAACAAATATCTATTTGATTTTTATTATAAAAAATATAGCACAATGATTTAGATTTAGTTTCATTTATAAAAATATAATTATCATATTTCTTTAATAACTGGTTTCTCGTAATATTAAAAATAGGATTTTTGCTATAACTTATTTTACACAATTTTGCTTTTGTTATTAATTCTCTATAATTATAAGTATTCATATATACAAATGAATTATAAGTTTCAATAATTAAACATAATAAAAATAAATATCTCATTATAAAAATAATTTAGTTTTTTATTTGTCTTAATTTTCTTAATAAATGTAGTGGTATATCAGTTTTCAATAATTCTATTATATCTTTATACCAATCTATTTCAATTGTAAACATCTTATTATTATAAATCAATCGTATTTCCTTCGCAAAAAACATATCATCCTCATTTTTAATGCTATTAAAATTGCCTAATCTACTAAAAAATATTTTTTTAAATTCTTTTGACCATTTATTATATGGTGGTAATATTATTACTTTTTTCATTTTATTATTAATTAATAAAATAATTAACCATAATAATTACTTTTAACCAATAAAATATATATTTTTCCAATCACTAATACAAAATTATTAAAAGTAAGTTCATTATTACTTCTAATCTTATCTAAAATATTATAAAAATTATTTTTATATTTTTTGTTATAATTATTTATATTTTTTAATTGTTGTAATGACATTATATAATCTAATTCAAATAATAAATATGAAATAAATATATTGTAACAATTTGAATAAATACATTTTAAATAATTGCTAAATTCTATTGTTTTAACAAACTTTATTATTTTATTAATTTGTATTTTTTTATTTTTTTCTTTTATTATATCCATAAATAAAATTCCAAATTGTTTTTTAATTTCATTATCATCATCGTTATAACATTTATTATAAATACAATCAGATTTTTCTTTTGTATATTTTATTTTATTATATTTCTTTGTTTTAATTTTAGAAAATTCTAAATATATATCATATTTATCTGTTAATAATGATGTATTTTTAATTTTATTCATTATTTTAACATATTCCTTAAATATTTCTTTTAATACAATAATTGTTTTTTTAGTATTTTTATTTAACAATTTCTTTATTTTAATGATATTTATGCTTAAAAATATTTTTTTATTTAATTTTATCATATTCATAATAATTTGTAAAAGTATTTTATGTTTTTTTATATATAATTTCTTACATTTTTTAGCAATTATTTTAAATATATTATTATCTATTTCATCATATAATTTATATTGATTCTTTTCTGTTTTAATTATAAGATTATAATACCTTATATTATAATCTTTTAATATATTATTTTTTTCATAACAATTATTTAAATTATCTGATATTTTATTATATTTAGATATAAAATCAAATGTTTTATTTACTAATATTAATTTTTTATTAGTCATTCTTAATTATAAATAATATTTATATTATTTTATTAGTAATAGTAATAATTATGATTACAGATAAAGATGATAATATTGAAATTATTAATGGTCGTAAATATAAAAAATGTAAAGATAATCAAATACGAAATCCTATAACAAGAAAATGTATAAATAAAGATAATAAACTTGCTAAAAAAATTATTAAAATAATTGAAAATAAAAAATGTCCTGATGATAAAATATTAAATATTAAAACAAATAGATGTGTTTTAAAAACAAGCACAACTGGTAAAAAATTATTAAAAGAATTAGATAATATTAAATATAAAAAACTTACTAAAATTGTAAAAATTAAAAAAAATAATTTTTATAAAACTAATGTAAATATTAGTTCTTCTAAATCACCACTTGTTACAGAAGAAATAAAAATAAATAAATTAAATCAACTTCAAAAAAAAATAAAACATTTTATTTATCCTTTTATAAATCGCGTTTCAGCTAATATTTATAATAGAAAATTATATTATTTTAAACTTATGAAATTTTTAAAACATACTGAAATGAATAATTATTGTATTAAATTATATAGTAATAATGATAAGAAAAAAATATTTTCAATTAATAATACTAATATTATTTTACATAGAATTAAAAATAATGATAATCCTATTTTTTTAGGTACTTTTAATGACAATAATAAAGAATTACAATTATACAAATTTGCCGTTAAAATAGCTATTTTTAATCTAATTTCATCTCATGAATTAACTATTTATAATAAAATAACTGATGCTATTATTAATGATAATTGTCCTCATTTTCCAATATTTTATACTTCTTTTAAATGTAATTATAATACAAAAACAGTTAAAATAAATGAATATCCTAATATAATTAAATATAATCAAAATGAAAAATTTATTTTATTTTTAATCGAACTTGCTAATGGTAATTTTAACGATTTCATTACTGATAATTATAAAAATACAATATTAATTAAAAACGCAATTGCTCAAATATATATTTCTTTATTCTATTTTTATTATATTACTAAATCATTTCATAAAAATACAGCTTGGAATAATTTCTTATTTCATAAAATTAAATCAGGTGGTTATTTTCATTATAAGATTTTTGATAATGATTATTATATAGAAAATCTTGGATATTTATGGGTTATTAATGATTTTTCATCAAGTACTATTTTTAATAATTCATCAAAAATTATTATTGACATCGATTTCTTTAAGTTTAATAAAGAATTTAAAAATACTAATATTAAAATAGATAATAAACCATTAATTAAAAAACTTAATATAACTATATTAGATTTTATTGATAAAATAATTTCTTACCATTTTAGCTATTTCTTATTACATACTTATTCTAAAACTAATATTACAAAATTAATTAATAAAATTTTAAAATTATTAATTCAATTTAATTTTATTTATTCATCTATTAATGATCAAACTAAAATAATTAATAAAAATCCTTATATATTATCCAATTTTGAATAAAAATTGATTTTAAATAA